AATACCATTTCTAACAAAAGCTCGCTCAATGTAAGAGATGCAGTTATTCTTTGCCAAAAAGCTTATTATAATTTCTCTTCCTTCAGAAATGTTATTGATTTGATGACGGAGTTTTCTTGCAGCCCTATTTACTTCACAGGCGGTAATAAGAAGTCTAGAGATTTCCTAAACGCTCTATTCAAAAAGATAAATATAGAGAACTTTATTGATAAATTTTTTAGAGAGTATTATCGTTCTGGTAATGTTTTTATTTATAGATTCGATTATAAAGTAGAGCAAGAAGATGTAAATAAAATAACTCAAGTTTTTGGAAGCGAATCTATTGCTGCGGAAAAATTACAGCTTCCATCAATGTACATGGTATTAAATCCAGCAGACATTCAATATGGTGGTAATATTTCTTTTGTAGGAACTAATTATTATAAGATCTTAACTGATTATGAGTTGGAAAGACTGCGTCACCCAACTACTGATGAAGATAAAGAAGTACTCAAGAGTTTAGATGAGCAAAATAAACTAAGATTAAAGAAAAAGACTCTATCTGGAGCAGGAGCGTTTATCACAATTCCTCTTAATACAGAAAAAGTTTCTGCTGTATTTTATAAAAAGCAAGATTACGAGCCATTCTCTGTCCCTATGGGCTTCCCAGTTCTTGAAGACATAAACTGGAAGCAAGAAATGAAAAAGATGGACATGGCTCTCACTAGAACAACTCAACAAGCTGTTCTATTGATTACTATGGGCTCTGAATTAAAGAGCGGCGCTTTAAATATTAATCAAAAGAATATTGAAGCTATGCAAGCCCTTTTCCAAAATCAGTCTGTAGGAAAAGTCCTTGTTTCAGACTTTACTACTAAAGCTGAATTTATAATTCCTGACATTGCTAACATTCTTGATCCCAGAAAATACGAAGTAGTAAACACAGACATTCAACAAGGACTAAATAATATCCTTATTGGTGACGAGAAGTTCTCTGCCACAAGCATTAAGGTAAATATTTTCATGCAAAGACTTGAGCAGGGAAGACAAGCTTTCATAAATAACTTTTTGGTGCCAGAAGTAAAGAGACTTTGCAAGAGTTTAGGGTTTAAGAATTTCCCAATGCCTCATTTCGAAGAGATAGACATTAGAGACGCTTCAGTTTGGCAAAGAGTTGTTGCTCAATTGATGCAGTTGGGGGTTTTGACTGCTGAGGAAGGTATGCAAGCTATCTCCACTGGAAGATTGCCAACTCCAGATGAGTCAGTTGAGTCTCAAAGAAAATACAAAGACCTGAAAGACGAAGGACTCTACGCACCATTAGTTGGAAATGCTGCTGGCGGGCAAACAGGAAGACCTTCAGGAGTTTCTACTCCTCAATCATCAAAAACATCTTCGCCTCCAGGATCTAACAAAAAAGCTCCAGCAATAGCTAATTATTCTGTGGCTAAAATTTCGCAATCTTTTAGAGAATATGAGAATTTAACTAATAATGTAATTGAGGCTTTGAAGAAAAAACACAAAAAGAAATCTCTAAATAAAGAACAAACAGAAATAGCAGAGTCAATTGCTAAAGCTATCTTTATGAATGAAGAAAAAGATAATTGGGATTCATCAATTAAGGCTTATTTAGCTGGCAATACTAAATCAAATGCAGATAAAATTAACAAACTAGCTAAAATAGCTGAAGATCATTCTGTTGATCTTTTTTCAGCAGCTATATTAAATTTTAGTCAAACATACTCAGAAAAAGTGTAATATTTATAGTTACAAAATGAATTCAGAAGCTAAAACCAGAAACAATGACAAGAAACACGAATCGGCGAGTTTCTTCATTGACATTTCTAAAAAAGAATGCGGCTCAATCGATAAAGACGATTCGATTGCTGCTGGAGAGGCTATGAGGAGTAAGGCGGGGCATCTAGATATAGAAATAGAAGCAAAAAGACCAGGGCCAAGAAGCTCAGCTCAAACCCCATCTTTGCCATCCGAAAAGAAAAAAGGCTCTGAAAAGAACAAGCCCGGATCTGCTGGAGAAAAAAGTTCAGATGCAATTTCTTTTTCAAAAAAAGTAATAGAAGCACTAAAGAATAAGGTCAGAGAGCACAACTCAAAGCATTCTAGAAAAGTTTCTTTATCACAATTAAAGAAGGTTTACAGAAGAGGAGCTGGAGCTTTTAGCTCTTCTCATAGACCCGGCAAAACAAGAGGCCAATGGGCCATGGCTAGGGTTAATATGTTTTTAAGAATGATGTCTGGTGGAAAGGTCAAAGACGCTTATAGAAAAGCAGACCAAGATGTTGCAAAGTCTTCATTAGATACTATAGATATTTCTAATTTATGGGAGCCAGGGGAGGAAGATTTAGCTCAAGCTTCTTTGGACATTCAAGAAATTGGCGATTTTGAGTTCGATAGCGTTGATGAGCTTTACTTAGACGAAGACTCTACCGCAGAAAAATGGTACGAAATTTAATTATGAAATTTCAATATACAACAACATTTAGCTCCATACTGAAGCCAATAGTTTCAGAGGAGAAAGACAAATATTTAGCATTAGCTTCTTTAGTGCAATTAGGAGATTTTATTCCTAATGTAAATACAGAGAAAAATGTTGATTTACTTCCGGTAGCTTTTAATGCTGCCGTAATTAATAGAGTAAATAAGAATGGAGATGTAATTGATACTGCTACCGCAGCTGCTGTTTATAAAGATTTTATCAATAAGCCAATTAACTTAGAGCACAATAGAGAAAAAATTATTGGTGTTATTTTAACTGCTGGTTTTAGTGAGTTTGGATCTGACACTATTCTAACAGAAGAGGAAATTACAAACCTAAAGGGTCCATTTAATATTACTTTGGGAGGAGTTTTATGGAGAATAGCTAACCCAACACTAGCAGATATGATAGAAGACTCTGGAGACTCATCTAGTGGCAATTATCAAAAGATCAGCGCTAGTTGGGAACTTGGATTTAGTGAATTTAATTTAGTAGTCATAGAGGGAGAATCTAAGAACATCGAAGATGGCTTAGAAATCTCAGACGCTTCTCAGGTAGAAGATATGAAGGCTAATTTGAGAGCCTTTGGCGGAACTGGAAAAATTGGAAAGAGTAAATCAGTATATAGAAAAGTAGTTGGCAATGTTATTCCTCTAGGAATTGGATTAACAGAGACTCCTGCTGCTGATGTAAAAGGAATAATTACAACTAAAAATGACTCACAAGAAGTCAAAGCTGAAGAAATTATTTCCAAAAATGAAAATTTAAATGTAAATACTTCTATAAATCAAGATACTATGAAAATTACAAGCATCAAGGATATAACAGACGAGAACTTGAAGCAAATTTCCGCTTCGCAGATCTCCGATCTCATTGAACAAGAATTGAAGACTGCCTCAGAAAAATTCGCTGCTGAAAAGAGCGCTGTTGATACTGCTCTCAAGGCTGCACAGGAACAATATAATACTCTATTAAGCTCGCAAGACGCTCTTAAGCAAGAGGTTGATTCGTTGAAGTCTGAACTACAATCTACTCAAGAGGAGATGCAAAAGGCTGCTGCTTCTGAAGCATTTAATTCTAGAATGGCCAGCTTTGAAGCTGAGTATGATCTAGATGCTGAAGCCAGAGAGGTTATTGCCAAGGATATTTTCAATCTTGATGACGAATCTTTTGCCGCTTATAAAAATAAGATGGCTATTTTCATGAAGAATAAGAAGAAGGGCGCTAAAGAGGAGTCCCAAAAAGAAGATTCCATGAAAGAAGACAAGGAAGCTAAGGCTTCTGTCTCCGAAGTAGTAGAAGACGTTACTGATTCAGCTAAGAAAGAGGTCGTTGGAGTTCCAATGACATCTTCAGCATCAGACTCTTCACTCTTCGATAAATATAAAAAAGCTTTTGATTACGACGGATTCGTAGTCACAAAAAAATAACATAATAAAAATAAAGGAAAAATATGCCTTATCAATTAAGACCTTTTAGAGATTATGACGAACATGATGTACTAAATCTGTTCGCATACGACACAACAAACCTAACCGCTGGTCAAATTCAAGTCCCTAAGGGCGTTCTCGTAAAGATCGCCACTGGCTGGAAGAACTATGACTCTGGCGCTGTTCTTGGCGGTGGAATTGATTTCATAGGAAGCGCTGGCACCTTGGCTCCAAACAACGTTGTTTCTCAACGTTATGGAGTTGTCGCTAAAGTAGTTGCTGCAACCACTGGAGAGACTCCAGTAGGTATGATGCTCTACGACGTAAGAGACGTAGACGAGAACGGTGAGCTTCTCAAGTATAAACCCCGTAAGGCTGCCGAGATGCAGGCTGTAATTCCTGGACAAGCTGTTCCAGTTGTTACCCGTGGCGTTTTCCTAGTTCAAGGCGTTCTTGGAACTCCTGCTGCTGGAGGCACAGCCTACGCTGGTCTCACTGGTCAAATCACTGCCTCAACCGGAACTCACCCAATTTCAAACGTTGCAATTGGCAGATTCCTTGGAGCCGCCGATACAAACGGCGAAACCCTCGTTAAATTGGACCTATAATATAAAGGATTAACATGAGAATTAAACTTAAAAATACACCTGAACAAGTAGAGCTAATCAAAGCCCTTGGTTCTAAAAACAGACTAGTTGCTGCTGAGGCTGCTGAAGCTTTCGCCGCTTTCCTTGGACCTGTTATTCAAAGAGTTATTTTGCAAGCCGGTACAGCTTCTCAAATCTATACCGATGCACCATTCGATGAGAATGACTCTCCTAGCTATCCTCTTGATCTCTATTATCAAGAGCTAAACAACGGCTACGTTAGCGTTTGGTCTCAAACTCTAGCTGGCGGTCTTCCTAGCGCTCAAGACGTTTCTGCTAT